TCTGGTTTGCTATTGGACTGCTATCTATAATCATAATGCAATACACTTAAAACACACTCATCGGTCAGGTTATCTTGACCCTACAAATTATAGCGGCATACTATATCTATCTAACATAGGGAAAACGACATTCTATTCGCCAAACCACACCTCAACAATATCGGAACATGATTATGAGTCAAGTTTTGCTAACATGGTATTGTTTCCATCAACAATTATTCATGAGGTAAAACCTCATGCGAATGATGGTAATGAAAGATATGTAGTTTCATTCAATGCAGTAGTAGAATAATGAACCCATTTGATTATGTAAACTCCATCAACCAAACCAAGAAGAACCTCATGCGAGGAACTGAGAACGATCAATTGGCAGAGAAAGGATACAATCCTTTCCTCACCAATCGTGCCTTATCGTATCACCATGACACGGTTGGTCTTGCTAACGAGATGAACCAAAGGTCTAATCTTGACAACGCACTGCAATATGAGTTTTTACTAAATAGTGTGAGACCCAAAAAGCGGTTCGCGAAGTGGGATAAGAAAGAAGATCATGGTGACCTTGCCGCAATCAAAGAATACTTTGGTTATGGCGACTCTAAAGCACTGCAAGCACTCACCACATTAACTGATGAACAGATTCTTCTAATAAGAAAAAGACTTGAAAAAGGTGGAAGAAATGCTTGAAACTCTTATTGAGGTTCGGATTAATAATGATGACGACTTCCTCAAGATTCGCGAGACCTTGACTCGCATCGGTGTCGCATCGAGAAAAGACAAAACAATTTATCAATCATGTCACATTCTTCATAAACAAGGAAGATACTACATCGTGCATTTTAAAGAACTATTTGCGTTAGATGGAAAACCTTCTAATTTTGGAGACGATGACCGCGGTCGTAGAAACACAATTGCGAACTTAATTTCAGAATGGGGGTTAGTTGAGTTGATCGATAAAAATAAATCAGCAGAACCTGTGACACCATTATCGCAAATTAAAATTTTACCGCACCGCGAGAAAGACGAATGGAATTTGGTTGCTAAATATAATATAGGAAAGAAAAAATAGTTATGAGTAATTTTGAAGACGTTGGTCTGTTTATGAGTACCTTTGGACAAGAAGTCAAAGAGAAAGCAGAGTTCCCAGACAACGAAACTATAGCATTACGACTTGAATTAATTGATGAAGAATTGAACGAATTGCGTGAAGCAATAGGCAATGCTGATATTGTAGAGGTTGCCGATGCACTAACTGACATTTTGTATGTCACGTATGGTGCAGGTCACGCATTCGGTATTGATTTGGACAAATGTTTCCAAGAGGTGCAGGAGTCCAATATGAGTAAGTTAGATCACAACGGTGATCCGATTTACAGAGAAGATGGTAAGGTCATGAAAGGACCAAACTATTTTCAACCAGACTTGACGAGTATCGTCAAGGGATAATAACGCATGCCGAAAGGATGCAAAACTTAAACTTGCTTAATAAAGGAGAAAGCACTATGAGTGCAATTGAAAAATTTGGTATAACATTCCCGAAGGGGTTTGATCAATTCTTTGTCGGTTACGACAAAATGTTCGATGAAATGCAAAAGTTTCACGACACAGCAACAAAACACATTCCTAACTATCCTCCATTCAATATTAAGAAAACTGCGGAGAATCAGTATGTCATCGAAATGGCAGTCGCAGGATTCGGTAAGTCCGATCTTACTATCGAAACGGAAGGCGATAAACTGGTCGTCAAGGGCAATGCTGAGAATGACGAAAAAGATGTCGATACTCTTTATCACGGGTTGGCACTACGTCCATTCACTCGCATGTTTACACTTAACGACTCGGTTGAAGTCAAGAACGCAGAGATGATTAATGGTCTGTTAAAGATCACGTTAGATCGACTCATCCCCGAATCTCAACGTAAACAAATCGAAATCAAAGACTAAATAGAGGGGACGAAAGTCCCCTTTCTAATCGTAGGAGATAATATGAAACTATCCAAAAATTTCAGTTTAGCAGAATTTACTAAGTCCCAAACTGCAGAACGTAAGGGAATCGACAACACTCCAGAAGGAGATCATCTCGATGCGGCAATCGCACTTTTTGAAAATGTTGTTCAACCAGTTCGTGACCATTTTGGTCCTACTGTCCTTAATTCCGGGTATCGCAGTCCTGCTCTTAATGATGCTGTTGGTGGAAGCAGTAAGTCCCAACATTGCAAAGGAGAAGCGGCAGACATCGAAGTCCCCGGAGTCCCAAACGGAGAACTAGCAGAATGGATTCGTGACAACCTTGAGTTCGATCAGTTGATTCTTGAGTTCTACACACCGGGCATTCCTGATTCTGGTTGGGTGCATGTATCATACAAAGCAGATGGTGATAACCGTAAGTCAGTTCTAACTGCCGCACGTATCGATGGCAAGACAACTTATTCTGAAGGGATTAACGCATAATGTTTATGACACTCGGATTTGTATTAGGGTTTGCACTCGGTTGGATTGTCAGGTGGAAACTTGATGGAATCATCGACTTTGCAAAGAGATTTAAAAAATGATATCATTAAAAATTATACAAGAGGAATTAAATGAAAGAAGGAATGCGCGTACCGGAAACGACTTTCAAGAAGAGAGTTCGTGATGAATCTATCGGAGGGGACAATCCATTCAAGTGGCAAGATTTAACGACAAAGGAATTATTCTCGGATCGGCGAGTGGTGGTATTTTCCCTACCCGGTGCGTTTACACCCACTTGCTCTACTTATCAAGTTCCGGGGTTTGAAGATAACTATTGGACGATTCGCAAAGACATAGGTAACATTGATGAGATCTATGTGCTCTCGGTGAACGATACATTCGTAATGCGTAAATGGATGATTGATCAGAATGTTAAGAACATTGATTTTATTCCAGACGGAAACGCAGAGTTTACAAAAGGAATGGGCATGGACATTGATATGTCTGCCGTTGGTTTTGGAACACGATCTCGTCGATACGCAATGATCGTAAATGACGGTGTGATTGAAAAAATGTTCATAGAACCAGATGCAACTGAAGATGATCCAGATCCATATGGAGTATCATCACCAGAAAGTGTAATGGAATATTTAAGAATGGAATACGATAGTGACAGTGGATTGACAGAGAGTTTCGTGTTATAAGTAGAATCTTAAATAGTTGCCTAACCTTTTGTTATTTCACGTGAAAATAAATTCAAAAAAGTGTTGACTTCTTCTCTCAGTTTGCTATAATACATATGTTGATTGAGAGAAGAGGTAACATTATGAACGAAGCACTCCAAAACCTTAAAGCAAGAATGATCGAAGACTACAACAATTGGACAAATCAACTTGCCAAAGGTGAGTTGAGTGAGACCAATCTGCGAATGATGGAAGAGTACGAAGAAGGTGTTGAATTCACTTTCGGTAGTAAGTACATCAAAGTCCTCCAAAACAAAAGTGCTTGGGGGTTCATTGTCGCAACCGACAACGATACGAAATTCAAGAAAGGTGACATCCTCATGGCAGCGGGTTGGGCAAAACCTGCACGTAACAAAGCACGAGGCAACATCTTTGACCTAGACAACACACGTGTCCAGTGGACAGGTGCCAACTATCTTTAAGGAGATCTATGACATACGCAACTAAAGAAAAAACAATCCTCGTCGACTGCGATGGGGTTTTACTTGATTGGGAATACGCATTCCATGCATGGATGACACGGCATGGATACACCGTCGTTGAAGGTTTGGAAAATGAATACAAAGTCAACGAACGGTATGGTATCGAACGTGCTGAAGGAAAACGTCTCACACGGATGTTCAACGAGTCTGCGTGGATACGGAAACTTCCTCCACTACGTGACGCAATCAAGTATGTGAAAAAGTTGCACGAAGATCATGGATATGTATTCCATGCGATTACAAGTCTCAGTGATGATCCTTACAGTCAGCATCTACGGACAAAAAACTTGATTGAGTTGTTTGGTCCTACAGTGTTCGAACGGTATGTCTACCTTGATACTGGTGCTGATAAAGATGAAGCATTGGAAGAGTACCGTGGCACTGATTGCTACTGGGTTGAAGACAAACCAGAGAATGCAGATGTTGGTGATCGGTTAGGATTGGATGCACTGTTAGTTGCCCACGAACACAACGCAGATGTTATCACTCGTCCGGGTGTCACACGGGTCTTGAACTGGAAAGAGATCTATGATATAATTACTGCATGAGATTTTATACAAACTTCTATAGCAAAGGTGATACGGTCTTCATTCGCGGTTACGACAATGGTCGTCGCATTGTAGACCGTATTGATTATTCACCTACCCTCTATGTACCGTCTCGTCGTCCGACGACTTGGAAGACAGTGCTTGGATCACCTGTCGAACCGATGGAGTTGGGATCAATTAAAGAGGCACGAGACTTTGTGTCTAGATATGAGGAAGTAGATAACTTTAAGATCTACGGTTCAACCAATTGGGCATATGCATGTCTCAATGAACACTACGGCAAAGAGTTTGATCCAGACGTAGTGAAAGTAGCAAACATTGATATTGAGGTTGGTAGTGAGGAAGGTTTCCCCAATCCAGAGATAGCGAACCAACCTGTTACAGCAATTACGGTTTCGGTCAATGGCAGATATTTTGTTTTTGGTGTCGGTGAGTATAACAATACTCGTGATACTGTATCTTACGTGGATTGTCGTGGAGAAAGACGTCTCCTAGATGTATTCCTTGAGTTCTGGGAACGCATTGATGCTGACATTGTCACTGGTTGGAATGTGGACGGATTTGATATTCCCTATCTAATCAATCGTATCACAAAACTGATCGGTGAGAAAGATGCTCGTCGTCTGTCCCCTGCGAAGTGGATTCAAGAACGAACCTTTAAGGGCAACTTTGGCAAGGAGACGAAAGAGTACACATTGGTTGGTTTGGCAGTGCTTGACTATATGCAACTCTATAAAAAGTTCACATACTCACAACAAGAGTCGTATCGACTAGATCATATCGGTTATGTAGAACTTGGTGAGAATAAACTCGACTACTCTGAGATGGAGACACTACACCAACTGTATAAGTTAGATTACCAGAAGTTCATTGACTACAACATCAAGGACGTTGAGTTGGTTGACAAACTGGAAGACAAGATGCGTCTCATCGAACAGGCACTAACGATTGCTTACGATGCTCAAGTGAACTATGGTGATGTCTTCACACAGGTGCGTATGTGGGATGTGTTGATACATAACTACTTGCTCAAGCAACAGACCGTGATCCCGCCAAAGGATTTCCAAGGCAAAGACTCTAAGTACGCGGGTGCGTATGTGAAAGACCCACAGGTTGGGATGCACAATTGGGTTATGAGTTTTGACTTGAACTCGTTGTATCCGCATTTGATCATGCAGTACAACATCAGTCCAGACACATTCATACCCGATATGAAAGAAGACATCACGGTAGATGACATCGTTGATATGAAAATGGTTGATCAATGGGACGATGCCATAGACAAAGACAAATGCTTGACTGCCAATGGATTCTACTATCGAAAAGATT